ACCGGCTCGGGCCTGACCATCCAGATATTCTTCGGCAAGGTGCTGAAGAACGAGACGGGCACCGACATCGTGCGCCGCACCTACCAGCTGGAGCGCAGCCTCGGCGCGCCGGTCATCGCGTCGCCCAACGACGAGCAGGCGGAGTACCTGACCGGCGCTCTCTGGAACGAGGCGACGATCAAGATCCCGCAGGCCAACAAGGTGATGATGGACTGCACCTTCGTCGCGTGCGACCACGAGACGGTTGATGACTCGGTTGGCCTGAAGAGCGGCAACCGGCCGACGCTGCTCGACAGCGACGCCTTCAACACGTCCTCCGACTTCAGCCGGCTCCGCATGTCGCTGGTGAGCTCGAGCGACGAGGCGCCGGAGCCGCTGTTCGCCTACCTGACAGAGATGAACGTCACGGTCAACAACAACGTGTCACCGAACAAGGCTGTGTCGGTCCTGGGCGCGTTCGACGTGACGGCCGGCACCTTCATGGTCAGCGCGGACATCACCGCCTACTTCTCGACGGTCAGCGCGGTCGCCGCGATCCGCGCCAACTCCGACGTGACGCTGGACTTCGTCCTCGCGAAGGACAACGCCGGCATCGCGGTGGACATCCCGCTGATCGCCCTGGGCGATGGCCGCCTCGACGTTCAGCAGGACCAGCCGATCACGCTGCCTCTCGACTCCCAGGCCGCGACCGCAGCGAAGATCGACACCAACCTGAACCACACCATGCTGATGGTGTTCTTCGACTATCTGCCGACTGCCGCGATGTAAGCGGCGCCAACGAAAGGGAAGCTACTGATGACTGGCATGTACGCCACCTTCGGCACCGACAGGCGCATGGAGGAGCAGGGGATCATACTGGACTACGGCGATTTCCGCGTGACAGTCGCCCGAGCCGGCGGCGCGAACAAGGCGTACGCGCTGCGGCTCGACGCCAAGGTGAAGCCCCATCGCCGCGCCATCGACCTGGGCGTGCTCGACGACACCATCAGCAACCGGCTGCTCCGAGAGGTGTTCGCCGAGACGGTGGTGAAGCGCTGGGAGGTGAAGCGCGACGGCGAGTGGGTGGACGGGATCGACGCGCCGGACGGCGGGGTGCTCCCATTCTCTCGGGAGAACGTCATCACCACCTTCGAGGCGCTGCCGGACCTGTTCACCGACATCCGCGAGCAGGCCACGAGGCACACGCTGTTCCGCCAGGAGCTGCGAGAGGGCGACGCGGGAAACTGATTGCGTTCCTGCTCTATCAGCTGGAGCAGGGACCGATCGAGAAGTCCATCGTCACACAGGCCATCCGCGCCGGCAGGCCACTGCCGGACAAGATCGCCAACGCACCCCGTCTGGCGGTCGGCCTCGAGATCTACTGGATGGCGTTCGACGAGCTCCACACCTGCCGGCCGGCGGGCATGGGGCTCGCCAGCATCCCGTGGACGGCCACCGACCGCTATGCCGACGCCAACGGCTTCCAAGGCGAGCAGCGCGACGACCTGCACCACCACATTCGTGAGATGGACGGAGCGTACCTGAGGTATCAAGACGGCAAGAAGCCGGCGCCCAGCGCGAGGAGCAAGAAGTGAGCCTTCGGGACTTCTCAGTGCGCATGCGCCGTCGGGTCCGCGAGGTGGAAGTCGGGGTGGATCGCATCGTGCGCGAGACGGCGCTGCTGTGCGACCGAGAGCTGGTCCTCACGACTCCAGTCGACACCGGCCGAGCTCGCTCCAACTGGCAGGTCAGCGTCGGCGCTGCCGAGACCGAGGCGATCCCGGCCTACTCCGAGGGCGAGGGTGGCTCGACCGGCGCGGCCAATGCCCAGGCTGCGCTGGACCAGGGGCGAGCGGCGGTGGCTGGACGAGGCCAAGGGCAGACCATTTTCATCACCAACAACTTGCCGTATATTGGTCGTCTGAACGACGGCTACTCGGCGCAGGCGCCGGCCGGCTTCGTGCAGACGGCGGTGCAGACCGCTATGGAGTACGTCCGCAACCGAGCGAGGGTGCTGGGCCGTGGCAACTGAACGGATTATCATCTCGGTCGAGGCACGCAACACTCGTGTAGTGAAGCGTGAGATCGAAGAGGTTGGCGAGGCAGGCAAGCGCGCCGCCTCCGGCATCGACGCGCTGAAGGCCGCGCTGGCCGGTGTCGGCGCGGTGGCCGTCGCCCGCGAGTTCATCCGCCTGGCTGACACGTTCACCAACATGTCTGGCCGCGTGCGGCAGGTCACGGGCAGCATGGCCGGCACTCGAGTCGTCATGCAGGAGCTGCTCGAGATCTCCAACCGGACGCGCCAGTCCTTCGAGAGCACCGTCGACATCTACGCGCGCGTCGGGCAGGCGGTCAAGGACCTGGGGATCTCGCAGCGTGAGACCATCCAGTTCACGGAGACGCTGAACCAGTTGGTGGCAACGTCCGGAGCCTCCGCCTCCGCTGCTAACGCCGCCATAGTGCAGCTTGGGCAGGGCCTCGCCTCCGGAACGCTGCGTGGTGATGAGCTGAACAGCGTCCTCGAGCAGCTGCCCAACGTGGCGGACGTCATCGCTCGAGGCCTGGGCGTCACTCGCGGTCAGCTGCGCAAGCTGGGCGAGGAGGGCAAGATCACTGCTCGGCAGGTGCTCGACGCCTTCAGGAAGGCGCGCGAGGAGGTGTCCAACAACTTCGCCAATTCCGTCCCGACGATCGCTGGTGCGTTCCAGGTGCTGCAGAACAACGTGCTGGCGCTGGTCGGCCGCTTCGACGCCTGGGCCGGCTCGAGTCGTGCCCTTGTCACGGTGCTGACCGCAGTGTCTACCAACCTCGAGACTCTCGCTCGCTCAGCCGCCGCTGCCGGCATCGTGATCGCCACGGTGCTGGTGGGGAAGGGCATCAATGCGCTGATCCTCGGCCTGCGCGCGCTGGCGGTGGCCGCTCTGGCCAACCCGTTCACGGCGCTCGCCACCGTCCTCCTGGCGACGACCGCATACCTGATCGCCTTCTCCGACCAGATCATGGTCACGGCCGGTGGCATGGCCAATCTGCAGGAGGTGTCGCAGGCCGCCTGGGAGGAGATCAAGGCGCAGGCGCAGAGCGCGTGGGAGACCATCAAGACGATCTTCAGCGAGTCGCGCAAATTCTGGACGGACGCCTTCGGCGAGCCAGCGCGGCAGGCCGCCGAGTACATCAGCTCCGCCTTCAGCAACATCGCTGGCAGCGTTGGCTCCGCCTTCTCTGGGCTTCAGCTCAACTTCCAGGACGTGCTGCGTGGCGCGGGCATCGTCGTGGACAGCGTCATCGCCCTGTTCGTGGGCTGCTACCGCGCCATCGTCGCGGCGTTTAGCAACCTGCCTGGCGCGCTCTACGATCTCTTCGCCCGCGCGCTGAACGGCATCACCGAACTGGTCGAGCGGACGATCAACTCAATCATCAGCGGGATCAACACGATCGGCGCCTGGGCGGGCCGGTCCCTGCTCGATCCGGTATCGCTGGGCCGAGCGGAGACGATCGCGTCGCGTGGTGGACAGTCTCTTGGCGAGTCGGTCGCGGCGGGCTTCGACGCGGGCATCCGCAGCATAGGCGAGTCGAGGCCGGTCGGACAGTTCGTGGAGCGAGCCCTCGCAGCGGGCACCGAGCTGGTGGACCGCGTCGCGACACGGGCCAACGCGATCGGAGAGCAGCGTCGCGAGCGCGAGCGGCTGCAGGCCGGTGAGGACGCCGCTGCTCGCGCGGCCCTGGAGCGCACTGGCACCAACCGGACGCCAGCGGCCGACGCCAACGCGCGCAAGGGTCGCCGGCAGGTCACCTTCGCCGAGCTCCTGGCTGAGCTGCAGGGCGAGAACAGCATCCTCCGCGCCAACCGCGACGAGCGCAAGGCGCTGGCCGAGGTGCTTCGCTTCGAGGAGCGGCTGCGGCGCTCGCTGACCGAGGCGGAGCGAGCCCAGGTCATCCAGCTGGCGCGCGAGAACGAGCTGCTGGACCGCCAGAACCAGCTCTACGACGATCTGGTGGGTCCGCAGGAGAAGCTGCAGGAGCGGCTCGAGGACCTGAACACGCTCTACCAGCAGGGCCGCATCAACGCCCAGCAGTACGGCGAGGAGATGTTGCGGCTGCGCGTGACCACGACGGCGCTCGACAACAGCATGACTGGTGGCATCAGCAACGCCTTCGCTCGCCTCGCCGAGCGTTCGAACGACCTGGGCAAGTCGATCAGCGACGCGATCGTTGGCGCGCTTGACGAGGCCACCGAGGCGTGGATCGAGTTCACCCGAACGGGCGAGTTCAACCTGCAGAAGCTGGCCGACAGTCTCTATGCGACCGGCACTCGCATCGCGATGAACCAGCTCATGGCCAATGCTCTCCAGGCGATCATGGGTGCAGGCAGCGGGATGTCCGGCGCGACGGGAACCGGCGGTACCGCGACTGGCGGCAGCTTCGACTGGGGCAAGCTGATCGGCACCGTGGCGCCGGCGATCATCGGCGGCATGAGCGGCGGTGGCAGCATGGGTGCGCCCAAGGCGTTCGCCACTGGCGGCAGCTTCATGGTGGGTGGGGACGGTGGCGTCGACAGCCAGCTGGTGTCGTTCCGCGCATCTCCTGGGGAGCGCGTCGACGTGACGACCCCAGCTCAGCAGCGGTCGGCCTCCTCTGGGCCGACGCAGCAGAACACCGTGGTGCAGAATTTCCAGATCATGGCCAACGACCCGAACGCCTTCCGCGCCTCCCAGCAGCAGATCCAGAAGCGTGGTCAGCTGTCGGCGCAGCGCTCGCTGTGGAGGAACGCATGAGCTTCGACGAGATCCGGCTGCCCGAGGACATCGAGCAGGGTGCCCAGGGCGGGCCGGAGTTCTTCACGCAGGTCTCTCGGCTGGCGAACGGCTCCGAGAAGCGCAACGCCGTATGGTCGCAGTCCAAGCCGTCGTGGGATGTTGGCTACGGCATCCAGAGCCTCTCCGACCTGCGGACGGTGCTGACTTTCTTCTACGCTCGGCGCGGCCGGCTGCGCGGCTTCCGGTTCAAGGATTACTCCGACTACACGGTCTCCCTGCAGACCCTGGGCACGGGCACCGGAGCGCTGACCACATTCCAGGCGTTCAAGCGCTACACGGACGACGGAGGCACGACCTTCGACCGCACGCTGACGAAGCTGGTTACCGGCAGCGTCACTGTGCTGCTGAGTGGAGTGCCGACGGCGCTGTTCTCCGTCAACTACAATACTGGCGTCATCACGATGAACTCGGCGCCAGCCAACGGAGTCGCCATCACCTATCGGTGCGAGTTTGATGTGCCTGTTCGCTTCGACACAGACAAGCTCGACGTCAACCTCAAGCACTTCGACGCCGGCTCCGTCCCGAGCATCCCAATCATCGGCATCGGCCTCTGACATGCGCACCC